TTATACACTTGCCCTAGTACTAAATCAGGTCGCATACATTGGTCAATAATATTCATAGTAAAAATTTGTGTACCTTCTACATATGCCAGATTAAAATAAACCATTTCAAATGTTTGTCTTCCACCTGTAGTTTCAGCAGAATGTAATCTAGACATCAACCATTTAAAAGTTCTTTTACCTGGCCATAACATACAATCAATATGTTCATCTTCTAAATGTTCTGGTATTTGACAATCTAATTCGTGTGCAGTTTCTACTATGCTTGTAAAGTTATCTGATTCTAATAAGTGGTTATATAAATCATCAGGGTGCTGACGTGAGCCAATTACAATTACAGCTGTATGTTCCTCTTTACGACTTGATAATGTAGTTGTCCACCATTGTCTTGTACTTTCTCTAGCACCAGGTTGTTGTGTGGTTTGATGGTCTTCAATGTCGTCTGCAATTATTATGTCACAGTCACGTGATAGAATCTTACCACCTTTACCTACAGCAACCATTGTTGGTGATTTAATACCTGCAACTGTTCTAGTACCTACAGTAAATTGATTTTGTGACCAGTTTTTACCTGACCTGTTATCAGGTTTAAAGCTAGTACCTGGTAAACAAAAATCTTCTTGTAATTCTTCATTAGTATCTAGTACGTCAAGTACAGCAGATAACGCATTCTTAGCTATATCTTCGTTACCACCTACCCACATAATACGTACGTTAGGGTTTTTGCATATTTGATATACAGCAAAGTGTATTAATAACTCTGTCTTTCCATGTCGTGGGGGTGACAGTATCAATAATTCTTTACCGTGTTCTATAGAATCTATAATATTATTTATCCAATTAGTGTGAAATTCTGCAGTATCATATTTTTTGCCCAGTTCAGTACGAAAATATCGTTGTCGGAAGTTCGAAAAATTTTTTAATGCAGCCTGCGCATCTTCGCTTAGTTCCCAATCTTCTGCGGCTACAGTGTTTTTAACATCTATTTTGTAGGCAGCAAGCATACGACTGACAGTAGCAGCTGTGCAACCAAGGAGGGAAGCTGCGTCTACTACTGCCATATCGCCAGTTGCAACTTGTTCAGCTATCCCTTCGCTTACGAAAGCTCGGTAATGCTGCCCTCGCCTAACAGAAGCGTAGTCGCCTTCGTCAGACTTACGTTCTATATTAATAGGTTTTTTGTCAACTGTCTTGTTATGTTTTTTATCTCTAGCAAACTGGCGTTTTCTGCATTTATCAGAACAAAATTTAGCTTGTCTACCTTTTAATTTTTTTCTACAACCCTCTGCTATACAGATTACGTTATTTACGGTATCGACCATTATTGTCTAACTTTCCTTAGATGTTTGTATAGACAGAATTATATGCTATAGTAACAAATATTACAAACACTAAACTGTAGTAATTTGTAACAGGTAAAGCGGTGACCGGGACATCAAAAGCTGCTCACAGAGTAATCTGTACACTAGAAAGACAAAGGCAGTACCCAAGGGCAAGTAAAAAGGTTTAGTCAGAATCAAATACCCCTAATGCCCGCTCATGCCTAAAAACATTGGGTCTTACAAGATTTACCAGCATATTTTTTATGACTTACATTATATATAATGAAGAGTCAAGTTAACATATGGTAGTCATACATACTCTACATACAAATATTTATAGATAGTACAGACTTTAATATGTATATAGTACAGTATGTGTCCTTCCGACTATGAAAGTCGGACACATACTTACTAGATACTATTTTTTAAAGTCATATAGTAGACATTTAAACTACCTTAAGACTTTATATAAATACTAGACTTTAGTATGTACAATAAATTAAACATTAAGTTGCTTGCCTTCCGACTATGAAAGTCGGCAAGCACTTATGAAAGGAATTAACTATGAAATGTAATCTATGTAATGGAACTGTTGCTTTAGTATCAGATGATATATGCGAGTTTTGTATAGCTGATATGGAATATGTTGAAATAAGTTACAGCGAGTTTGCTTAATATCCCCTTGTGTATGCAACATACAGCACTACTTCCGACTATGACAGTCGTAGTGCTGTTTGTTATATATACTGTATATATAGCATGACATATAAACTATAAATTAAAAGAAAGTGAGGTTAATTATGTCAAAACCATTAAGATATGGTCCGGTAACTTGTCCGATAACAGGTAAAAAATTAACAACATATAGCCAATTAACTGCTGTTAATTACTATTCCCCAAAAGCAGGGGAAGTTGTTACTAAGTTTCTTAACTTAGATAATCAAGCACCAGAAGTTAAAGTGCATACAGATGCTATTAGAAATGCTATTAGTGAGTTGTACAAACTTCATGCGCTAAGTCCAGAAGTAATTGCATATCGTTCTGGAGTATCTCAAGATATATCTGAAGATACAGCAGTAGAAAATGCAAATGCTGATACATTAGAACCAGCTGAAACTTTTTAGTAAGTTCTTAGTATCCATCTGAAATATGGTGGATACTATAGAATTTATTATGTGAAAGGAGATACTATGAAAGATAAATTCAAAAATAAAAAGGTATGTAGAGTATGTTTACTACCAATCATTTTCAAAGATGATGCATGGTGGCGACTATCTAATAGTAACGATAAGTGGTATCCACTAAACATACACGACAGGGACTGTAGAGTTAAAGTCATTATAAGTGGCGAAAACGAATGGAATGTGTCACGCAAATCTTTAAATAATATAAATCAAGCTAGTTTATTTTAATAGGCTAGCTTTTTTTTAAATAGAAAGGAAATACTATGGATATAGTAGCAATAAGAAATGCTATTGATACATTGACACCATTTCTAAATGCCAATCAAGTTGGTCAATTAGAAGCAATGATAGGTCAAGGTATCATAGACTTTCATGAAAAGAAAGCTGAAACAAATTATGAAAATGATTTGAAACAGCTAGGTATTGATATGAAATTAAATGCAGAGGACTTTGAAAGTCCATTTTAATTAACCTATATACCTTGTGCATAAGTATGAAGAGTAGAAAGGTATATATTGCAAACTATCAATACAATAAACTACTGCGCTGAATGTGGCGTAGAACACAATGCAGATTATATATATTTACAATATCATAAATAATATATAATCAATGCATTGCACTTGCACGCTGTCTAATATGCACGCAGCGTGCAGTGCTTTGTGTTTTTTTTAAATCAAGGCTAATTATTATAAAGAGGTAGCGAAAGGAATATATATGGATACTAATGATAAAATGCGAGAACTATCTAAAGAACAATTAATTAATATTATTAATTGGACTAGAAATGATTTGCGTAATGCTGGTATGAACAGAAATCTTAACAATTATGTTCGTGGCTGGTGTCGCATGTTAGTTGAAGCAGTTGAATATCAAGTAGATAAAGCTTATAAAGTATTAGTTAAAGAGGAGGAATAATGCCTAAAACAACAAATAAATTACAAAAAATATTAGAAAATATACTATCTAAAATTGATTACCTTGGTAGAACTCAAATGATAATAGTTGAAAAGCTATCATCACTAGACGAAGATTTTCGTTTAGAATTTATTGCACATGCATTATCACACGATGATATTCGTAATGGTTTTACACAATTTTTAGATGAAAGTAATGCACCAGATGCAATGAAATTAATGATGATGGAAATGAATGAGATAGCTATCAAAGTTAAAAAAGCAGTTATGAAGGAGGAAGAATAATGAGAATGTACACAGATAGTGCAGATGCTATTAAAGCTTATGCAGAGGAAGTAGATTTTGATTTATCACAATGCGTTATTACAGAACATGCTAGCGGTGAAGAATACCAAAGAGGTGGACTTACATTAGCTTTTAAAAATTATCACAATCAAGATATGGAAATAACAGTTGTACATAATTGGTTAGATACATTTGATATTACTTTTTGGAGTGAAAATAAAAAAGGACAAACAGTAACTAACCAATATTTTGATGAATTAATGCATTTATTTTCTAGTTTAAAACTAGCTATGACAGGTATATCACACGAAGAATGGAAAGCACAATTAGGAATAGAGGAGGAATAATATGCCAAACTGGACATATAACAATACACAAATTGTAGGTAACAAAGTAGATGTTGCCAACTTTTTAAATATAATTACTGGTAAAGATAATAAAGGTGAAACTTATTATGATTTTACTAAATGTAATCCAATGCCAGTAGAACTAGAAAACTTACATCAAGGTAGTAGAAATATAGACGGTGTTACTGTGGACACATGGTACGAAGACGGTGATGATGTTAGACCTATGATGGATATGGTTAAAGATAAATTACTTAAAGAATATAAAACTTATAAACCTATTGATTGGCAATACAACAATTGGGGAACTAAATGGGGAGATTGTCAAACAGAATTATTATCTGATGAAACTGTAGATGATATAAGAACATTAGAATTTTATTTTGAATCTGCGTGGGGAGAACCATTTAGATTACTTAATGATATTGCTATTAAATTTAATCTTGAAATAGAAAATAAATGGGATATTGAATTAGGTAATGGTGATGGTATTAGTAGTTATCCATGGACACCAGAAGATACTGAGCGTGTTTATCAAGAATTTGAAGATGACATGAACAATATGAGAGAAAGTATTAGAAAATTATGAGTGATATATATCAATATGTTGATGAAACTGGTAAACAAGATACCAATTGTCTAACAGTAGACTTTCATTTTGGAAGTAATGTTACTGCAGAAGAAGCAGAAGCTATTATAGACAAACTGGTAGCGACAGCAGATGGTGATTATGACCAATTATTTAGTCATAAACCTGCTATATTTACTGTTTCACGATACAGTTCAATAGCAGAAACCCTGTAATTGAAACGCAGAGCTACTTACATTGCTAGTTTGTTTCCCCTTACTAGCCATTAGACCAAAATGTAGGTAGCTTGTAGCACATGAGTAGTTCTTTACTCCGACTACTTGTGTGTTACAAGCTATCTATAGCTTAGATAGTATGTATCAAAGCAATGCAGAAGGAAGATTAAACATAGCCCTGTTCATATCCTTCCTTCTGTCGTTGCTTAATACACACTCAACGACAGAAGAAAGGACTGTTATGAAACATATAGAAGTGCAAGAGCAACCTACAAAAATATATAGAATACAAGTTGCTTATTCTAGTATTGATAGCCATGGAGATAAACCTGGTTTTGACGAACCAGATGTATGGGAAATTGATATACCAGCTACTAATAGTATAGAAGCAATCGTAAATAGTAAAAAAGTTATTGATGTATGCAGAGCAGAAACAATGACTGATGTATTTACTGGTGTATTAGATGTCGATGATAAATATACACTTAATGAAATTATGGATGTAATAAATCATGCACAACATGCTAATGTATTTAAATCCTGGTTGTTAATGGAACCTACTTCTATTCAATGTACATTAAAAGATGACGTTGAAAAGTTAAAAGATATGACAATTACTAATCTTAGTAACTCAATATCAGCAGTAGGTGATGAGGCAGAAAACTATTTAAAGGAGATAAATAATGACAATGCCTAACGAAATGCGTGCTTCTGTACCACCTAGTCCACAAAACAATAGAAAAGGTAAATCACCAACTCTATTAACAGATGACAAAGTTAAAATACTTTTGTCATCACCAAATACCTGGTACATAATAGGTACTAAGGATAAATGGATTAGTGGTGTAAAAGCAAATATAGAGTCTATGACTCAAAAAAATATATCTCAACTTAAAGATAAAGGTAAGTTTGAAATAGTACAAAGAAAAAATGATTTAGGTACTGTTGATATATATTGTCAATGGATACCTAATGAGGAAATAATATAGAAAGGAAAACAATGTCAGAAACTGATTGTTGGAAATTAATACAATCTGTATTAGGTAGGTCAAGACGTGTATTACTCTTTGGCCCTCCAGGTACAGGTAAAACATATAGTGCTGTTAAACAAGGCACACCATTGGATATGGATGGTAAACCAAACGTATATCAAATAACCATGACAGAAGATACTGCTTCTGCAAACTTAGAAGGTTTTTACAAACCTAGTGCAGATGGTAGTTTTGAATGGCATGATGGTATTGCAATACAAGCATGGCGTAATGGCGGTAGATTGGTAATCAATGAGATTGACCATGCATCACCAGACGCTATGACATTTTTACATGCTATATTGGATGACCAAGACATAGCTATGTTGACATTAAACAATGATACTAAGGAAACTGTAAGACCTGCTGAAGGTTTTCAAGTTGTTGCTACAACTAACAGTCCACCTGAATCATTGCCACTTGCGTTGAAAGATAGATTCCCTGTGAAAATCTATGTCGATAGTATACATCCAACTGCAATGCAACAGTTCCCAGAAGAATGGCACAATGTCATTAACGATACAACTCTAGTTGACGACCCAGAAGAACGTATTTCTGTACGTTCATGGAAAGAATTCTTTGACTTACAAGACAAAGGATTTACAGTTGAAACAGCTGGTAGATTAGTATTCGGTGAAAAGTCTGCAGAACTTGTTGACGCAATACAACTTAGTCAGGTTGACTAATGTATAATAAGAAAGCTTATCCATATCCAGAAATTGTAACTGGTGATAAGTGGCATGTACTTGAAACTACAGAGCATGATTCTCAACCTAGAACAGATAATCTAAATAAACAGATGTATGTTCCTATGGATAGGGAATGTGAATATTGTGGTGTCAATCACAGCAGAATGATTCGTAGACACGAGTTAGGTCATGCTAAATGGTCACCTAAAACTATGGGTAAGCTTATGCGTGGTACACGTGCAGACGCTATACATGCACTAGAAGAAGTTCGTATTAATTATTTGCTACAAGTAAAAGCAAATTTACCTATGAATGAACTTATAGTGTGTCGTGAAGAAGCAGAAAATAAAATACAGCAACTAATTTTTACTGGTTCAGTTGCTGATATTATATTGTTTCTTTTGGCTAGTTATACATTAATTAAAAATAAACATGGCTATTATGAATATGGTGAACTATTTACAATAGCCACAAATTATCTAAATAAAGCAGACAAAAGTAGTGACATTACTGATTTACGTAAAGCACAACTTAAGTTTGCTACTAGCACAGCAGAAACATTTATACGTAGATTAACTACACATAAATGGAATCAAACACCTAGTTATCGTAAAGTACAAAAACTAGCAGAAAAATTATCAATTATTCTTAATGAATTTATTGATAAACCT